GTACTGGCCGCCGAAGAGCTGGCCGCCGCCGGTCTCGAGCGCCTGCCAGACGCGGATGACGTCGCGGCCCATGAACCAGGCCGCGTTCTTGCGGAACCGCAGCGGGACCGCCGCCTCCATCGAGTAGGCATCCGCCGCGGCCACGGCGCCGGCGGCGACCCCTGTCTTGATCTGGGTGTAGGCGCCCGCCGTGTCGTGCGCCGCTCCGAACATGCCGATCGGGGCGAAGCCGTTGCCGACCGCGCCGCCGGCGCCGACGCTGAAGCTCGACTCCTCTTCGGTGTCCTTGGCCTCGCTGATGAGCGACGCCAGCTCGGAGATGAGGTCGGACCGATCCTGGAGGAGCGAGAGGCTGATGCCCGCGAAGCCCTTGACCTCGGCCACGACGGCAGAGATGGCGCCGAACGAGTCGTCGGCAAGGCCCTGCGCGACCGCTGCGGCCTCGGCCGACCGGGCGACCGAGAACGCGCCGACGGTCACGCCGTTGTACGTGTCGGTCCCGACGATCGTCTTGACCGTGCAGACCTGGCGGTAGGGGTTGACGTTCGTCCACGCGCCGACGTGGAGCAGGGTGGGGTCGAAGTAGAACGGGACGGAGTACCCGCCGGCGCCGTCCGCGAGGCTGATCGCGGCGGCCGCGGCACGCTGCTCGTCCGGGCTGAGCGGCTGGCTCATCACGTACTTCGTGAAGGCCGAGAGGTAGAGCGGGGAACCCGTCGCGAGGATGCGGCGGCTCAGCTCCCGGCTCGGGTTGTGCTTGGTCGGGAGGTCCGCCTGGTCGACGAGCGCCGCGATGTGCTCCTGCTCGACCGCAGCCTTGGAGTGGGGGTTCGGGTAGGAGGCGTGCTCGACCGCGAACATGGCGCCGTCGCGGTACGCCTGGAGCAGCTCGGGCTCGGAGCCGGAGAGGTTCCGGTACTGCTCGAGCGCGAAGATGTTGTCCGGGACGTGCTTGGCCTTCTGGACGATGGTCCGGTCGCTGAACGGGCCGGTGAACGACCGCACGACCTTCCGCTCGTCCTTGGCGTCCGCGGCGATACTCGCCAGCCGAGCGTTCTTCTCGATGATGCGGGCATCGAGTTCCGTCTCGACCTCGAGCAGGCTGGCCCACTCGGTCTGGTGCTCGGCGCTGAACGGCTTGACGCCGTACTCGGCGTCGAGGTCCTGCTTGCGGGCCTTCACCTGGGCCAGGAGGGTGGCGCACTCTTCGAGTGTCCGAAGGTCATCGACGTCTGCTAGGGTGATCATCGGGTGTTCTCCAGGTGGCGCAGCCACTCGGTTCGCGAGCGGAAGCGCGGGGTGACCGGCGCCGGGATCGGCTCCGGGATGGCTTGCGCCACCGGCGGCTCGCCCGCCTGCGTGGGAGGCTCCGGCTCGCCCGGAGTGAGGAGCGCATCGATCGCGTCGCGGGTCGCCCGCAGCGCGCGTTCGGTGACAGTAGAGATGGCGGGCTGGTGATCCGCCGAGCGGACCTTGGCCCTGCGGTCAACGGCCTCGACCAGTTCGGTCGCCTCAGCAGTAAGGGCTGCTAGACGGTCTGCGATGGTCGCCTCGCCGTTGACCGTCGGGGCGTCCGTCGGGGCGTCGTCAGTCAGGGGTTCGGTGACGGTGGCCTCGAGGTCCGGTCCGAGGCCCGTGGCGGCCATCCGGCGGGAGATCGGACCGGAGCGCCCGAGACGCTGAACGGTGGCGGAGAGCGTCCCGATGCGATCCACCATGCCAGCCTTCAGCGCCTCCTTGGCGGTCAGAACCCGGCCGCCGCCGAAGTCCTCCCGGACGGACGCGACTGGGACCCGGCGGCCAGCGGCCACGTCCTCGATGAACTGGTCATAGGTGGAGTCCACGCGCTTCTGAATATCCGCCCGCGCTTCGTCGGAGAGTGGCTCGAACTCGTTGCCGTCGACCTTGTGGGGGCCGGCCGAGACGATGGTCATCGTCACGCCGAGGGAATCGAGCATCCGGCTCACGTCCTCGTGGACCGCGTAGATCCCGATGGCGCCGACCTGGGCAGATGGAGTTGCCACCATCTCGTCGCACGACGCGGCGAGCCAGTAGGCGGCGGAGGCGGCCATCGTGTTCGCGACCGCCACGATCGGCTTCGTCCCGCCCCGGGCGGCCCGGATCTCGGCGGCGAGCTCGGTGATGCCGGCCACGGACCCGCCGGGCGAGTCCACGTCGAGGACGATCGCCTTCACGGCCGGGTCGTTGAGCTCCGCTCGGAGCGCCTCGCGCAGCGCCTCGACCGAAGTCCCGGTCCCGAACATCTCCATCATCCAGTCGGAGCGATGCTCGATCGCGCCGTGGACTGGGATCACGGAGACCGAACTGATCCGGGCGGGCGCGCTGCGCGCGGTGTCATCGTTGATGGCGCCGCCCTGGATGACGATCCCGGCCTGGACCGCGTCGACAATCTGGCGGAGCGTGCTCGGGAGGATCGCCCACGGGATCTCGGCGAGCTGGCGAATGGTCGGCGGCATGCTACTGCCCTCCTGCTAGCGCCGGGAGCGCCGGCGGGGTGGGTGTCCAGACTCGGACGGCGGCCTGGTCATAGTCGACCGCGGGCCGGAACAGGCTCGGGAACGCGGCCACGAGCGGATGGTTGGTCCCGAGGAGGTCCCCGCGCCGGATCTCGGATCCGACCCATGCGCCGGACTGCGGCATGAAGTCGACCTGTGCCGCGACTGCGGAGGAGCCGGGTATCTGGAGCTGGACCGGGACCAGCCCGGTATGGGCCCCGGACAGCCGTCGAAGGTCCCCGGAGGTCACGGCGTCGACCACCGCGTCGTGATCCCAGCCGCCGTCCCCGAGGGTCCGCATGGCGGTCGCCTCGATCGAGAGCACGTCGGCCGCGTCCTTGATGTCCTCGCGCAGGAACGGCACGTCGCGCTCGTCGTACCAGAGGCGCGAGCCGGGGAGCGGCGGGACGATGGTCTCGAGCGAGCCCGCGAAGTTGCGCCACGCCGGACGAAGCATCTTGTCGGCGTGGAGCCGGCGGGCCGCCCCGAAGTTGCCCGCGTTGAGCGAGCTGCCCTGAAGGCCCTCGGACAGTCCGACGATGACGGGGTGGACGTTCATCGCCGCCGCGATCCGGGTCTCGCCCTTGCCCTGGACCGCCGCGAAGTCCATCTGCTGGAGGTCCTTGCCGACGGCCGTGGCCTCCGCGCCGCCGAGCAGGTACATGGTCCGATAGGCGTTGTACGCGCCGGTGTGCTCCTGTTCGAAGAGGTCGATCGCCTCCTGCGCCTTCGGCTTCGGCATCGTCGACGGGAACTTCACGATGAGGTTCGGGGTCGCCGCGTTCTCGAAGAACGCCCGCTTGTGAGCCGTGGCGGCGGAGTCCCCCGCGATCTCGCGCAGGACGGCGGTCGGCAGCGGCATCCCGCGATAGCGCGCCAACGGATCCCGGATCGGCATGAAGTGAGCGATCTCGTCCGGCAGGAACGACCAGACCTCGGAGCCGTAGGGGCCGTTGGGGGTGTACGAGTAGCCGACCACCTCGGCGTCCGGGTCGTTCCCCGGGTACTCCGTCGCCGGGTTCTTGGAGCCGACGATGACGGCCGTCCAGTCGGGGCGCAGCCGCTTGATACGGCCCGGTCGTCGGACGCCGAACCAGTCGCCGGCGAGGTCCGCATCGAGCATCCCCGCCGTCAGGAGGTCCCCCGTGGTCATGCCCGGCTCCGGCCGCTCGATGATCCGCAGGTCCGGCGTCCCGAAGAGGTCGCCCGGGCGGCTGCCTCGCATCTGCTGGAACGCGAAGCGCGCCTCGGCGAAGAGCATGAACCGCGTCATCAGGCAGGCGAAGACGACGCCGTTGGACTGGTAGGCGCCTCGGACCAGGCCCGCGAAGTCGCCCTCGATGACTTCCTTGTTCGTGGCCCACGTCTGGTTGAGGAGCGGGAAGCCGTTGCCGCCGATCCAGCCGATGAGGTCGCCGAAGTCCCGGAAGCCTGACCAACCGCCGTCGGCGCGCTGGCGGGTCGGTGTAAGGAGCGAGCGGATGAGGCTCATGTACGCCTCCGAAGATCTAGGTTGGAGACGGCCAGGAGCAGGCCGGCCAGGAAGAGGCCGAGGCGCCAGTCGAAGGCGGCGACCGCGACCGTCATGGCGAGGAACGCCACGAGCCAGACGACGCGCTCGGCAAGGAGGATCCGCTGGGGCGTCATCGCGCCCTCCCGAGGAGGACGGCGGGCTCGACATCTTCCGTCTCGCCGTGCGCGATCACGCGCCCGATCGCCATCGTGAGCGCCACCATGCCGTCGATGCGGTCCGCGCTCCGGGCCTTGGATGGCTTCTGGTTGCCCGCGGCGTCCGTCTCAACCTCCACGTTGCCGGCCATCCACCGGAGGACCGGGTGGCCGCCGTGCCGAAGCTTGTGCTCCAGTACCGCCTTCTCGAGCTCCCGCCAGCCCGCCGCCAGCCCGGCGTGCGTCTGGCTGATGCCCATCAGGGTAGCACCGTCGGATTGGAGGTCCGTGACGAGCTGGGACGCGTTCCACCGGTCGAACCCGATCTCGCCGATCGTCAGGCGGGCAGCCACCTCCTTGACCTCCTCCCGGACGAAGTCGTAGTCGGTCACGTTGCCCGGGGTCGCGACGAGGTAGCCGTCCCGCACCCAGTCCGCGTAGGGCACGCCGTCGAGGCGGGAGCGGGACGCGATGCCCTCCTCCGGGCACCAGAACCGGCACTCGACGTTCAGGTAGCCCTCGGCGTCCCGGAACGCGATGATGAACGCGGTCAAGTCCTTGACGGAGGCCAGGTCGAGGCCGGCCCAGACCCGGGCGCGGTCCGGGATGACGGGCTCCTCCGCGCAGCGGTCCCACTCGTCGATCGAGATAGCCCGCGTGGAGACCGCGGTGGGGACGTTGACCCGGAACCGGAGGAACGCGGCCAGGGCGCCCGGGCTGCGCTTCGCCTTCTCGGCTTGCTGCCTCATGAAGTCCACGTTGACGCTGATCCCAAGGTTCGGGTTGGCCTTCGGCCAGACCGCCTCGTCGAACGGGTCATCGCCCTCGTCGAGCGTGTAGATGAGGGCCAGCATCGAGTCGTCCGTCGCCCGGCCCTCGATGATCGAGACAGCGTCCGCGCGCTCCTCCGCCCAGACGCTGTCTCGCTTCACCCCGGCGGTCGTGATCTTGAAGATGACCGGCTGGCGCCGGGCGGAGGCCGCGGTCTCGAGGTTGTCCAGGAGGCTCCGGTCCACGTGGACGTGGAGCTCATCGATGATCGCGCAGTGGACGTTGATCCCCTGGTCCGTGTCGGAGTCCTGGCCGAGCGGCTTGAACGAGGAGGCGGTGGAGAGGTCCACCAGGGCGCCGGCGGTGATCTCGATGCGGGCGTGCAGCGAGGCGTTCTTGCGGACCATCTGCACCGCGTCCGTCCAGCTGAGCTTCGCCTGGTCCCGCTTGGTCGCCCCGGAGTAGACCTCGGCGCCGGCCTCCCCGTCGAAGAATCCGAGGAGGAGCGCGATGCCGGCGGCGATCAGCGTCTTGCCATTCTTCTTGGCGACCTCGACGTAGACCGACCGGAACCGGCGCGTGCCGTCCGCCCTCTTCCATCCGAAGAGGCACCCGACGATGAACACCTCCCACGGCTCGAGGACGATCGGGTCGCCGTCCGGGTACCCGGGCCGCGGACCCCACTCGCCCTTGTAGTGGCGGAGGAGCCCGAAGAACGAGACGGCCTTCATCCCGGCCGGCGCGTCCCAGACGAGCCCGCGCTCGTGGCCGGTGGCCAGGTCCGTCAGGTGCCGCTCGCACGCCTTCTTGACGAGGATGCCGGCGACGACCCGGCCCGCGGTCACGTCCAACGCGTACTGCGTCATCGGGTCCGGAGGAGACGGCTGGACCATCCTCCGTCGAGCTCGAGGCGCCAGCGTCGAGACGGTCACAGGTTGGCCTCCCACGCGGCCAGCGGATCGACGGCCGGCGCGTCAACCATCTGCACCCTGGTCCGGGCGGAGGGCGTCATCCCGAAGTCCCTCAGCGTCGACTGGTATCGCTTCCACGCGTCGGCGGCCCGACGCCAACCCTTCTCTCCGCGTCGCTTCGCAGCGAGGTACTCGGCCAGTGCTACACACCCGAGGGCCAGCGCCTCAGCGTCCGCCTCGGTCAGGACGCGCATCCGGAGGAGGACGGGCAGGTTGCGGTCCCACGCCGCGCGTGCCGGGCCGGTCCGCGGGAGCCACGCGGGAGGGTCCGTGACTCCCGGGGCCGGCTTGGGCTCGAGCCGGTTGACGCGGCCCGGGTTGTGAGCGGCGGAACCGTTCAGCACCTTGAGGGCGGATGGCTTGGGAGGGTTCACGGTTCCCTCCGGTCAGAGCTTATGAAGTGAGGAGGGGTCGGAAGTAG